GCCGCATCTATTGCCATCGGCATATCTGCAGCATCTAAAATATTACCCGCAGTTACTAGCCCTTTCGCGTCGTATGTGATCTTGGTTTTTGTAGCTGCAACGATTGCAGTGTTTCCTGTTACCTTAGCGTTTAAAGCATCCTGCTGCGCGGTGCTCACTGGCTTGTTAGCGTCGCTGGTATTGTTGACGTTGTCCAACGCTAAAGCAGTCTTTAAAGCAGTCGGACTAATTTTTTTAGTAGTATTCGCTGACGTGTCTACAATCGGCAGGACGTCTAGGCTCGTGTCTACCGTTACAATCGCGGTTAACTCGCTAATTTTTTGATTAGGCATAGCCCAAAATTACAAAGCCCCGCCGTCTATTGTGTTAACAAATTACGGATGCGCTGCAATAATAAACCACTGGGTACCGTCGCAAATAATCGTGTGGCTGTCGTAGTTTGTATTTAAAAGGAAGTGATCTGTGCCGTTTATATTTTCTCCAGTGGCTGCATTAATCCTGAAGGTATGCGAGGAGCCCGACTTCACGAAGTAATATTTTTTCCCTTTCTGTGTAGCTACAGCAGGCAAGTTTAAAATAACAGAACCGCCCGCAGTATTTCCAAGGTGCCCCTCAAAGTTTGTATCCAGTGAGCTCGTGCCTGTGGTGTAAGTTTTAAAGGTGCCGTGCTCTTGTAATAACCAAGTAACCGCCTCAGTGCTATCTGTATATTTTAGCATTACCTCGTACTGGGTATCCTGTGTCGGCTGCACTGTTATCGGTTGGTCCGCATAGTTTACAAGCTCTTCAAGCACCTGCTGAGGTACATTGCTAAACTGCGAATTAAACGAGCTTATCGCAAATTCATGGTAATCTAAACGGCTTTGAATAACTCGCTCACCTGTGCGCGGATTATAGTTTACTCCGCCGCCGCTTGTCGCCTGTGTATAGTCAGGCGTTAAGCCTAGCCATTCACCCGACCATGTTTCTGAACGCGGGTTATAAGTTCCACCATTAAATAGCCAACGCGTAGAGTCAAACTGCAAAGTTTTAACAGCGGTCAGCGTGCCTGCATCGTAAAGCGTGCCCTGAATAACTGGCACAAATTTATTATACATGCCACCAATGCGCCGCCCCTGTATAGTTCCTAGGTCGTCATGGATTGCAGAAGCGTAGCCACTATACCAATCTGAAGATAAGACCCAAGCCGAGCCGTTATAAACGTAAATAGAGCCATAACCATAAGCACCCTCGCCATCGTAATACTTTGGCATCCATTCTATTTTTTGGCTGTTATTACTTGCCGCTCCAGATACTGAAGTTGTATTTTTTGTAATGCGCGAATAGTTGGGATTTTCAACTGTGCCAAATGGCTGAGCTACGCTAATAGATCCCCAAAAATTAATAATGTTAAAGCTGCTTGCAGTCCATGAATTAGGCGCAATAAATGATCCCTGTTCTGCGGTAATTATCATGTCAACAAACATGCGATTATAACCCGCGGGAGGTGGTGGCATCTGCTTATCAAATATAAAAGTATTCCAAGAGTTGCGCGCGCCGCTAATGGTCATGTATTCGTTAATATATAACACGGGCCCAACAGGTGTAAAGTAGTCGTTTAAATTTGCGCTATATTGTTTTATAGCACCGCCAGAGTTTTTGAAATAAATTTTATATTCAAAAGCATAGCGTTGGTATCTTTTAACCGATCCGCTAGTAATTGCTATATAAGAATTATCCATCCACTTAATAAGCATGCGGCAACGGATGGCCTTAGCAACGTCGATTAATTTGTCAACTACTGATAACTCGATGCTGTTATAATCTGGCTCAGTCCTAACAACTAATAAAGCATTTTGTCGCTCTTCAATTACATCCACTAACCTAACAGGGGGCTGATAAGTTAGCGTAGGCTTTGCTTCCCATTGCGGGCGCGTGCCTGTGCCTCCAAGCGTTACGGCGTGGGTTAATGTGGTTGTACTTTGGAAGGTGCCCGCTGCGTTATAATTTCGCGTAGTAATAGAAGCCGCGTTATAGTTGTCATCCGAAACAATCCAATAGGCCCCGCTTTCTAGGTGCATCCGCGATCCGTAAATTTCTAGTATCTGCTCAATGGCCTGCTTACAATTTGCTAAATCTATATTGGTTGTAGCTGCGTAGGCCGTGCCATCTGTATCTATAAAAGTGATGTCTCCAAAAGCATCAAAATTATTGTAAAAAGAAAGTATATTTAATTTTGTATTTGCTAATCCTTTGTTACTGGCTTGCGCCGTGTCGTACATTGTTACGCCATCTTTTAAATAAATCGACGCGCTTAAGTAGGTCCAATAATCATCAAGCCCTGCATATTCCAAAGACTTGCGTATTATGTCTAACGCCGTGGCTTGCCCATCTGTAAACCAAGCAGGATCTATATTGAAACCTTCGATTAAATTAAATGCGTCAACAGCTGCAAGATCAAATATCATTGCGCCATCTACAGACTCACGCAAATAACTGGCTTGATCTGCAATCACTCGGCCGACATAAAACAAGTCCGCCCCGCGATAAACAACTAAAGCATATTTATTCTCTTCGTTATTTGCAATATTTACAAAGGCAGTTTTAACAGTGTTATTTGGGATTTCCCAATAGCTTGTAATCTTTGACGGCCTTACAAAATCTTGATAGTAAGTTGAGCCATCGCCCTGCCTGTCTATTTCAAAGCCTTCGCCTGCCAAAATCAACTCGGTGCCTGAGCTTGTCGAACCAGTAGGCCCGTCGTATAGTTCAACTGTATAGGTAATATTTTGGATGCTCTTAAATGAGCCAAAGTAAATACGTGCCATTATCCGCGCTTGCTATCTTTATTGTATCGTTCCAAAACTATTGCCAAATCCCTGCCTGCAATGGAAGTGCTAGCCACAAATCCGCTGCTACTGTCTCCACTCTTTAACATTCCTTTTAATTTATCCAGTGGTGCAATTACTTCAGGGTTAGAACTCGCCCCGGGATATTCACCCATAAGCCCCAAGGTCGGGCCGCTTACTATACCTCCATCGGCGAAAGCGGTAAACTTTGGGCCCGCACTTATCTGGGCTTTAAGGATTGCAGAACCTGCAACCAATGCCACACCCGCAGCAGCTGCCGCTACAGGATTCTGTAAAATTAATTCCTTAAAAGCTTTCGTTGCTATTGCTGTTGTAATCAATGCAGCACCGACCGATTGCATAAAATTAGCAATGGCGCCCATCATTGACTTACCAAAATTTGCACCTGCGTTAGCATCGCCTGCGGCAGTATCTGCAATAAACTGAGCAAATGAATTAGCAGCGTCTGTTTGCAATGAAGCAAAAGAGCCATTAACGGCATCCGTAGCGCTAGCCATTTTGCGCTCGTAATCGGACATTACTTTTACTTGATCATCGGTATTCTTTTTTAGTTCCGTAGTCATGTCATCGGAAGCAAATGCTCCTTTGAACTTTGAAACGGTCGGGGCCTTTGGCGCGGCAAATTGCTCCATTGGTTTGAATCCCGCAATAAATGCCTGCTGTTCTATGTAAAGCTTTTTGCTTTCCTCTAATGCTTTTTTCTCTTCTGCTAAATCCTCGGCCCTATCTTTTTTGCGCTGTGCATTGGCAGCCTTAGAGGCGCTAATTTTTACGTCTAGACCTTTTAATGTTATAGCGTTTTCAAGCTCTTGCGTTCTTTCGGTTAATTGTACTTTTAATTCCGAATCGTCGCCTAATTGAGTTTGCATAGTTCTCAAAGCCTTAAGCTTTTTATTCATATGCTCGAGTTCTATTTTCTCAATTTCTGCCTGGGTTTTACCCGCAAGCTGCGCCTCTTTAATCGCAATATCTTTTTTAAATTCTAACTGTCGTTCTACAAATTTTAACGCTCTGTTATTGTAAGCCTCTAATTCGGTAGTATATTTTTTTTGCGCTTCCTCAGCCGCTTCTGCCGCTTCTGCATTGTCTTGTAGTGCATTGTAAATTAAAAGCAATCCCGCAATAATTGCCCCCGCTCCAGTAGCAACTAATGCGGCAGAATAAACGCGAGCGGCAACTGTTGCCTGCCCTAAAACGTAGGTTTGTATTTTTGTGGCCGCTGTAGTTAGTCCAACCATAAAAGCACTTTCTGCCTGCAATGCATTTTGCACCGCTTGCAATCCAGTTACCAAAGCCATTACGGCCTGCAACTTTACCATAGTTTGCTGCAGCTCTTTATTTTCTCCACCAAATACAGCAGCCGCACCTTGCGCAACTCCAAAAGCCCCTGCTACTCCCTGAATACCACCAAGCACAGCGTCTAGCCTACGCGTGTCGCTTGCAAAATAAGTCACCTCTCCGCGCGTATCGGCGATGGCATCCTTCATGCGGCCCGCCTGTTTAATTATTTCGTTGGCAACTTGGGCAAACTCTGGACCCAATGCCCGGGCTTCCATCGCCAACTGAGTCAACTGCCGCACGCTGCCCATCGTTGGGTTGCGCGTAGCAATAGCCGCCAATCGTTCCTCCATCCCTTTAGCGGACTTCGCAACCTCGGCACTCATTTGGTTGCTGCTCTTTTGAACTATCGCAATGGCTTTGTTAAACCCTTCGCGCAGTTTCTCAATGTCTGCGCCAATTACAATATTTAAACTTTTAGCCATTAGATTATAATTTTATCGCCAGTTTCTAAAAGCACAAAGTCGCCACTTTCCAAAAGCAAATTAAACTCAGGAAGCGGAGCGGTATAAATATAATTAAGCAAATAGTCTTGGCTAATTTGGTATAACCCCGCAAACGCTGCCGTGTCGTCGGCTGTATGATTCTCGCCGTCGTATTCGATTACTTGCACGTAAGAATCGTTATAAGTATCTGGAGTGCTAGCGTCATCAAACGCAACCCGAACTTGCGCAGAAAGTTCTACAGCATCCGCAAAGCTTGTAGCATAAACATTAACTTGCACCCTTGCAAACTCTGTGCGACTGTGGCCGCTGTTGGTTGGGTTGGCTGCAATAGAAACAAGGTTGTAACTGATCGCGGGAAATGCTGACTCTTGCGGGATTCTAACGGGGTTTATCCGCGTGCCTACTAACGAAGTAACCCCCGCCGCATTGCTTAAAATTGAATAGACTATTTTTATAGGGGCGCTCATGCTTTCGCGTCTGGGGTTAACTTATCAAAGACATGCGAATATAACTTTAAAGCGTCGTGAATAGATAAGTAATCGGACTGCTCCCAAGGAAATGTTAACAGACGTTTGGGCTCAATAGGTTTCTTTAAGTGCGGGGCCATGCCGGTAGCAACAGCCCAGCGGGTTATTTCCCATTGGTTGCGATACTGCTGCTGCTGAGCTTCGCGCATCCCTTCCAATTTCAAACGCCAAAAGCGAGGCGTAGAAAGTAAAAACTCGCTTTCGCTTAGCATCATTTCACCGTAAGCAATGCGCTCAATCTTGCGCCAAGTTAGCGGGGCGCTGTCGCCCTTGGCAGTTACTCCCCCGTTGACTCTTCAACAGGTGCAAAAAATTCTGTAATTGCTGCGGTGAAACCCTCCAACGCTGGGCTAATTTCTTGAAACTTTTTAATCGCCGCGCCTAACTTTTGAACTGTTGGGTAAGGCGTCTTTTTATCTTGCGCCTCGTAGCCTTCCAAGATCCCGTAAAACGCGCAGCTCAAAGCAAAATCCATAGACTTAGCCAAGTCCTTTTGCAGGTTTAAATCTGCAAAGGTTTCCATGCCGGCAACTTCCATAATGTTGCGCAGGCTATTCATGTTAAATAAAAGGGGATGCTCAGCACCCCCAATTTTTATTGTAGTGCTCATGGCACAAATATAATACTATTAGGCAACAGTGCCAATAGTCAAAGCGCCAGACCCCTGCAAGGTGCCAGTCCAAGTTGCTTTGTCGTTGTTAGGTGCGCTAAGTGACAAGCTAGTAAAGAAAGCGGTACCGCTATATTTTTCGTCGCCTGTTACGTTTGAGCTCATTACAATAGTCAATAAAGTACCTGCTAGCAAATCGGTAGCTAAGTCTTTAAAAGATTGTTGAGTTGCTCCAACGCTTGAATCATCTTCAAAGATTGCTTCAACGTTTAAAGTGTAGCCATACTCACCCGCGATAAATTCCTTCGCGCCTGCGCTGTCTTTACTTGTTACGTCGATCATATCTTTTGAAATGTCGATAGAGTTAGAAGTTGCGTTTGCAATCTTCTTAAGTGAGCCGCTCACATCTTTATAGATGCTTATGAGCGTGCCGTTAACTGGTCCTGTGGTTGGCATGATTATTTATATATTAAGTTATTTTTTTTAGCTAATTTGGCTAGGATTTTATCCACGCCGTTTATAATTCCGTCCGTTACTTTGCCCGCGTTTTGATCTAATGCCGGGCGCATAAAAGGGCGCGCTTCAATGATGCCAGTATAGCGGCCTGTCTTTTCCTGTATACGTGCAACAGTGCCGTATTCAAACATCGGCCCCAGGTAATTGTTGTAATATTCTTTGCGCAATCCAATCAGCACTTTGGTCTTATTGTCCTTGTCCTTGCCAGTGATAAAGCCGATGGATGCCGCCAAGTCTCCGCTATCTTTTGGCGCTAAGTTCTTTGCACTACTAATTATTGGTAATGCCTGAGCTTTGAGCATGCGCTGAAATTCGGGGTTGTCGATTTCGACCCCCATTGCTTTTAAGGCGTCTATAACCTCGGCAATATTTTCAACGTTTTTGCTCACTCTGTTAGTTCCGTTTGTAGCTTCAAATATAAATTCCTTGCTAGGTTTGCAATGTTAACAATGTTATGATTAAGGCCCGCGTCAACTATTCTATGCTTAACGCTTACCGCTGAATTATAGCGGATAGTATAGTAAACGATTTGCTTATGCTCTCTGCGGTCCGCATTAACTTGCTCGCTTCCGCTTTCCTGTTCTACGCGCTGAGCCCAAGCCGTTGCGTATTCGGTCCACGTCTGTAATTTCTCTCCTGTATTGGCGTCGATGGTTTCCGCATAACTCTGCAGGCTTACCAATACGTCCATAGATCCCGCTTGCATTATAGTATAATTTGGATTTTGTAAGGATCTAAAAGATACTCAAAGCCTAGGCCCATTGGCGCATTATTAGTGCCAACTATTACAGCATTCCTGTTATCGTAATACTGACCGACTAAAAGCAAAGCGGCGTGTTTAATTGCCATTGGAAAAATAGTATCGGGGTCAACGCTTGCGGTTCCCACTGGATTAAATCCCTCAGATACTTCAATAATGTACTTAATTGTATCGTCAGTAATTGAGTCGGGCGCGGTATTGATGAAGATATTTCGCGAGTAGTTGCCCATTGGGTCAGGCGCTACTATCCAATCACTGCCTGCAAATGCCGTCACCGCTTGGCTGCTGTTTACATAGCTCACAGAGTTAACAGCCAACACGCGGCTATTTACGCGCAGATAATTTCCAGAAGGTATATTGAGCCCGTTTACGGGATTGATTAGCGCAGGCGAGCCCGTAAAGCTATCAAAGCCATATTTAGCCGTTCCCTTCTTAATCGAGTATCCTAAGTAATTGCTGCAGGCGTCAACGGCCATACTGATTAAACCCGAAATATAACTGTCGTCATCGGAAGCCGTAACGCGCAAATGCTGCTTAGCGTCGGCCAAACTTAAATAGTCGGTTGCTACATTGGCAAAGGCTGTGTATCTTCTAGATTTAAACATTATTCGGCGTCTAATTCGGTCTCTGGATTTGTCGGTTTCTTTTTGGTCTTTGGCGCAGCTACAACTTCGACAGCCCCCGCCTCAAGTAATAACTCGGCTTGCTTAGTTTCAATTTCTACAACCTCCCCCAAGTTATAACTTAGGTTAAATTGGCCTGTTGGATTGATCAAAAATTTTACTAACATTTGGCCCGTGGGGGGTGCAGTCAAGACCCCCCGCAGCACTCGGACTTTTACGCCCCCGAGCGGGCTAGTGATTAGGCAACGATGTCCTTACAAACCGCGAAGGCTGCAGGGTTCAACAAGTTGCAATCCAAATAAGCGTTAAGCACAACGTTAGTCAAGCCGGCAGTAGCTCCGCTATACGGGTCAACTGTCAACTCCATACCGCCCCAGTTAGCGATAGCCATTTTGCTGAAGTCTCCGAAGATCATTGCAGACAAAGTAGAGCTAGAACCTTTAGACAAGTTGCTAGGAACCAAGGTAGTTGTTTGAACATTGTAACCGTTCAAATCAGTACCACCAGAAGGCCAAATAAAGTTACCTTCAACACCTGAAGATTGGCGGGCAGTAGTTTGCAATTTAGCTTTCACCAATGGGTTAGTCAAGTAAGCAACACCGTTTCCGTTAGCGTTCTCAACGGCTTTCATCAAGTTAACAACATCGGCCCAAACTGGAGCGATTCCGTTAGCGTTGGTAGAGTTAGAAGTTGCGCCACCTGCGAAAGTTACGTTAACGTTAGCGTTACCGATAATTCCTACAGGCTCGTTAGATCCACCACCTTTAATAGCAGCAGTTTCCAAAGATTGAGCCATTGCATTTAACAACCAGTTACGAACGTACCCGTCGATAGAGTTGCTAGATTGCAACATTAACTGGTTAGATACCTGAATATAGGCAGCCAAACGCTTCGGAGAAAAAGTGATTTTAGAGAAAGCAGGGCTCTTTTCAGTAGCTGTGCCGTTCTCAGTATTCCAACCTGCACTTGGCAAAGTTGATGCTGTTGGTAAATCCAAGTTTCCAACCAATCCGCTCAAACGTTGAACGCCCAAACCTGCCAATACTGTGCGAGGCAACAAAACGTCAATGATAGAACCAACAGAAGTTTGAACGTTTACGCCACCTTCAGAACCAGAAGTTCCGCCTGTTGCAGTCATGTCACGAGTAAATACTTCAGAAGGGATTTTGATAGAGTGAGCAGAAACGCTTACACCTGAGCGCTGAAATTCAGATCCACCCATTGCAGAAAATTCGCCTTCAACGCCTTCACGACGGCCAGTGATAGCCATTTCCATCGCGCGCTTAAAGCTGTAATCTTTAGCCATGTTAGACTTTTCTTTTTCTTCGCTACGGCTTGCGCTGTGGCCTGCGGCTTGAGCTGCAAGGTTTTGCAATTTCTCTAAGGTTTCAACCTCTGCTTTGATCGCGCCCAAACGAGCTTCGATTTCAGACAAACGGTTGTTTTCAGTGTCAGCCATAGAACGTGCTTCACGCTCGATGGTAGATTGTAGGGTAGACAATTCGCCTAGCAAACGTCCACGCTCTTCTTTTAGGGCTTTAATTTTATTCATGATTTTTGTTTTTTTAATAGTTTGTATATCTAGCTAAAGCAAGTTTCAAAATATCTGCGCTGACTTGGCTTTGTTTTGCGGCTTCAATTTCTAACTCTTGGTCTCTTATGGCTGCAATGCTACGAGCGTCCGCTTCTGTATCCTCGTAAGCAGGATAAGTTACAGGGCTAACATCGTAAAGGTCCTCAATAACTTTAATAGTACGCTTTCCCATTGTGCCGTATTTTTCTGACTCGCTCCAGTTCTGCTCTTTGATTGTAAAAGCAAATGAGCTTTGCGTAATGTCTCCGCGCATAATAGAACGCACAACGCTCATATGCGTAGGGTTCTCGTAATCTGGAACCCAAGTATATTCAAGATTGCCGTCGCCATTTACAAATACTCTGCAAGTGTCTGCCTTAGTGCGGCCCAAAATTAAATCGGCTTCATGATTAAACAAACAACGAATATCGTAATCTTTGCTCAAAGCATTGTCAAACGCCCCTGCCATTATCACCTCTTCAAAATATCCAAGGTCAGTTACTGAATTAATAACGGCAGCGATGCCACCAATTTCTTTTGGCATGCCTTCGCCGTCTGCTCTGGTGTGGACGGTGCCCGTAAATGTGCGCCTTTCTTGTTTCATTTTAATTTATTGTTTGGTTATTTACGCCCTCGGGGTTATTGTTTTTGTCTGCGGTCGCCATAAGGTTTGCAATCTTCGCATCCATATACTCGTTGATTTGACTTGACGGCATTAAGTTGGCTTCAATTAAATATTCGTCGCCACCATCAAACGCGTTAACGTCCTCGTATACCCGCGCCTCGTTACGTGAAAGCCAGCCGCCGCGAATGCCTTTATTGTAATAGTCTGCGCGCTCATTGGCGGAGGCCCTCAATAGTGAGTTAAAATTAAATTTAAAGTAATATGTGAGCTTGTCGTTTTCTGTTAACAGCTTGCGGGCTAGTTCCTGCTCGATGTTAATAGCGTAGCTCATCAAAGTACGCGCGTAAAAATCTTGGTACTCCTGCTCGACGCTGGACTTAATCCCTGCGGTTGCGCCAATCATTGACGCGGGCACTCCAAAGATTCTTGCGATTTCCTCGCTGCTAAATTTACGGGTCTCCAAGTACTGTGCCTCTTCAGGGCTTAGGCTTAATTTCTCCATCTTGATTCCGTTAGGAAGCACAGCGCTACGGCTTGCCCCGTCTATAACATCGTCGAGCGATTTTTTTAACGGCCCTGCTTGGTCTATTTTTATCTGCGCGTCTGACGTTAACAAAAATTTCAATACTCCATTTTTATAAACTCCTGCGCTCTGGCTGATTGCTGCCAAGTCAATACCTAAAGTTTCGGCGTGCAATACGACAGGGCTTAAACCTACTAGCGGATTGTCGCCACACATTCCTTTAAAGTGTAGCATTTCAGTAGCAGGGATCATGCCCGGGTATCCTGCCAGTGTAACCTTGTAAAATAAAAGGCCGTCCTGCATTACTGGCGTTACATACTGCGGCGCGATTGGGTGCAACTCGATGCCAATGTTTCGCACATCGCGATTAATAAAAGCGTAAGCGTTACCAGTTAGCGCCAAGTGGCTCGTCATGTACTTGGTAAAATCGTATTTAGTTTGATAGGGATTCGGCTCGTTAGTTAAAGCTGTGGCGTAGTGGATTATAATTTGGTCTCTGTTCTGCCCATCGTCTTTATACAACTTTAAGCCTAGGCCTGCTATCCCATCCGCAATAACTCTAACGCAAGCGTGCACGGATGCAATGCTTAACGCCGTTGTATTATTTACGGCTTGGCCGCTTTTGGTTTGATAGCCAAAAATATTGTTTAAGGTATTTACAAACCAGTCCGCGGGTTGCGTTAGCATTGACCGCTTTTCTGTTTTCCGTTCCCAAAATCTTAAATTCATCGGTGCAAATTACAACTCCTTAAATTCTGCCTTGTTAACAAATCTTATTTATTGCGCCCCTGTGCCAGCCACCTGCTGAGGGCCGAGCGAAATACGTCGTAGTTTTTATAGCGTGGCACGCCGTACCTTTCCAGGTACTCGGCCTCGGTTGCGTTATAGGCATCCTCGTAAGTTCTAAACTTAGGAAGGTTAAAATAATACTTGTTCATAAAATCATCTACAAATCTCATAAGCTTATAAACCAAAAGTCCGTTTCTTTTTCTTTGGCAGCGTCTTGCATAGCAGTTCCCAAAGCCATCACAATACTAACAGGCCCGTCGACCTTATCGCCGCTCTTTGCTTTGTTAATCTTAATATTGCCAGCAGGATCATTTGCAAGTAATACATTACCCATCATCCAACGCGTTACTGGGTTGCCATCGTGTTTAAGCCTGCCGTCCTTTACTAAGCGCTCCAGTTCTTTAGTTGGGCTACTCATTGAAATAAACCCCTGACCAAAGGGAAACATTTGCAATCCCTCGTTTTGTAAATCAATTACAAGCTGCGAAGCGTTGAAACGATCGTAAGCAATATCCTTAATATCAAACTCTAAAGCCAAATCTAATATTTGCGCTTTGATAAAATTATAATCCGTTACGTTGCCATCGGTTGCAATTATCTGGCCGTCTGCAATCCATTGCCTAATAGAAGCCCCTGCCGCATCCTTACGCCTATACGCTGCCTCGCTTGGCAAAAAGTACCAAGTCCTAATTGCTGAGTATTCGGGCCAGTACAAAGTAAAGGCGCAAAAGTCCCCAGTGCTCGCCAAATCCAACCCGCCGTAACAAATACCGTCTAACTGTTGAGACTCTGCGCATTCCATCCAAGTACTGTCATTAATCCAAGTCATTGCCGTATCTGTCCACACGTTTAACAACTTTGTTTTAAACTCAACTTCTTTGTGTACAAATTCCTTTGCCTCGGTTAGCGCCTGCTCTAACTGACGCGGATAAACCGAAATGCCCCAATTAGGATTAGCCTTAGCCCAGTTTGCCGAGTCTGTCCAATCATCGCCTTCGTCTAGCGTGTAAATGACGCTGAACAAAGCATCGTCTATAATAGCCCCAGATAAAACAGACGCGCAGTAATTGCGATGTTTATAACACGGCGACTCACGATTAAAGCCCGCCGTCGTAATTGTAAATAACAACGGTTGCCGTCTGGCTCCCATCGAGTTGCGCAATACGTTATAAAGCTCATCGTTAGGGTGCGCGTGGTATTCGTCAATAACTGCAAAGTGCGTATTTAGTCCGTCCTGTTTACTTGGGTTCCACTCGAGGGGCTTATACACCGATTGCCCGTAAAGGATGCGCCGATTGTTTACACTGTTGTTAACGGTTAACGATTCTGCTAGCCAGTCTACATTTTGGCAAACTCTAACAGACTCCGCAAATACCATCATTGCCTGATCAAGTTTTGTAGCCGCCGAATAAACTTGCGCTGCACTTTCCCCGTCGGCCATTAAGCCGTAAAGCATAACAGCACTGGAGAAAGTAGATTTGCCATTTTTTCGGGGGACCTCAACATAAGCCCGCGTAAATCTTCGCGAGCCGTCGGGATTGAGAAAGCCAAACAGATTCCAAACTATAAACGCCTGCCACCCTTCCAACTTAAACGGCTTGCCGGCATAGTCGCCCGTCGAGTGCTCGAGCTGTTCGATAAAGTCGATAGCGTGCTGAGCGTAGTTTTCACTAAACGCCCAACCGTTTGCACGATCCGACAGATAGCGGTTAACAGCATTGCGCACGTGTTCGCACACAATTACGCGCCCACTCACTACGCCCTCAATATACTGTTCAGCTATTCGCAAAGAAATAATCTAAAGCTATCTGCGCAAGGTATTGGTTTCTGTAAAGGTGCGGCGTATCGCTCCAAAGCCCATCCTTGCCACATGGCTTAAAGCCGCTGCCTTGATTACGGCTAACGATAAAATGCAAGCCGCTTGGCTCAACTCTAAAGGTTACTCCCGCCGTTACTTCCACTGGCTCGGTTGTTTCTATTTTCTTTTTCATGCTATTTTTGATTTTTGTAAAAGTTCCAATTTACTTACTGGCGCGCTCTTGCCTGTTTCAATCTTCCCCCTTGCGCTTGGCGTTACTCCAAATAGTTGCCCCATTTGTGTAGCTTGCTTAAGTGCTCGGCTTCTAACATCGTACCAGGGCGAAATAACTTTATCGCCAAAACGATTTAACACAACTTCCCCCTCCGCCTCTGTCATTCCGCACGCTTTCTTATAAAGTCCTAACTCGTTGCAGTACCCGGCAACTAATCCAAGATCAACGCCTGTTAACAAATGATTGTTTTTTAATTCCTTGCAAGTGATATCCCAGTACTCAAAGCCCAAAGCGTTTAAGTGCGCTGGCGGTTGCGGTACCCCTTCGCTTAGTTCGACGATCATAGGGGCAAGCAATTCCCTGCTCGGGCTTAGCGTTCCCTTCATTACCTTAATTTCGGTAGGTATTCGTGGCCTTCCTTTCATATTTACAAATATAGTCTAAAATTTAGTACATTTATTTTTGCACGGGTGTGAAAGAAAATAAGACCCGCGGTTTTGAGCACGTACCTCATAGATTATTACCCCCCTAGTGGGACAAATTCCTTTCTCGCGCGGACTTGGAGGCATGGCACGAATTGCACAGCGGTTGTAAGTTATCCATATCCCAGAACTCGCCACCTAATCGCACTGGCTCGATGTGATCTACCATCTGCGCAACTGTCAGTAAGCCCAGCGATTCGCAGTTAACACATAACGGATTGCACTGCAGCACCTGTTCGCGCACGTTACGCCATCGCGTTGTATTGTATCGGACCTCGACATAAGAACCCTTTTGATAAGGACGCTTAGGCTTTCCCTTATCGCCCTTGGGTTTGTTAACGCTTGGCATCTAAGCTCATGATTAAGTCCTGAAACTCTGCCAAGGTGCGCACTAATAGGTAAGGTATGTCCGCCTGTTTGCAATGTAACTCAAATGCTTTCTGCTGAGGTGACTGTGTGCCTGTCTCTGTCTTAAGCTCAACAAACCCCATCCAACCCCTGTGCACTATCATTAGGTCAGCCGCCCCCTTATACAACCCTGTTGCCTTCATAGTAATGGCTGTCATCTTATCCCTTAGCCCTCCATTAGGTATGCTCAGGATCATGCAGCGCTTATCGTGGATGACATAGGTATTTTGATACCATAAATAAATTGATTGTTGTAATTGATTCTCATTCATATATATATATTCTTTAGTGTCCTATTTAGTGGAATAGTCAGTGTAACCCTTTCTAGGCTTGGTCTAGAGCCCTCTCGGTTACAAAAGTTACAGAGACTTCAATTCCAGTGTAACCCTGTCCTGCATTGGGATATAGCCCAAAGTTACAAAAGTTACAGAGAAATGTAAAGACTTTGGAAAACAGTAAAACATAAATAGGGTAAAAATCCAATAGTAAAATCCACTGGGGAAAGTTATGTATTTTCGTGTAACTTTTGTAACCGCACCCCCAAAATACCCCCTTAGCCCATGCTAGGCTTTGGTTACACTGAAATCGTATTTTTTGCCCGTTTTTAGTCATTTTGTAGCGTTTTTATCTTTCCGACCCTAAAAACTCTTTGGGTTTTTGAATTTAATTTTACGACCCGTTGCAAAAATCCCATGTTTTTTAACTCCATTCCGAGCTTCCGAGTGTCAAAAATCTTCTGATTTGAGCACAATTCTAAGTAAATTTTAATTTCCGTATTACTCAAATATGACGAATATTCGCCTTCTTTTGGGTTAAATAAAAATTGATTTATTAATTCAGCCTCAAAATTAATAGCGTTAAATTCATCACTATTTTCGTTTAATTCTGCTATGTCAGCGCTTGATAACTCCCACTTAAAGCCGCTTTGGTATAGGTCATAAAAGGCCATAAATAGTGCGGATTTGTCGATAGCGTTGTATTGAGTTTGGTTTACTGCAGTTACATTCACTGGCAAGATTCGGCGGTTGCCTGTTGGGTCGCTGATTAGGCCCAAATCGTTAGTCGTTCCTGCTAAGACGGCTAAGCGTTTTAGATCTCGGTGAGTCCGTCCGTAAGGTAAGCGAATAGAGAAACTGGCTTTGCTTGTCAGTTCCTTAAAGCGCTTACTTTCCAGCTTAGACTTACCCCCAAATTCATCATCCATTATAATTAACTTTTTCGTTAACAAAATATCGTCATCTTTACCGCCATCCAGTTTACTCTCTGCGTAGTAGTTGGATAACTGAGGGGGCAAAAGGCGCCTAAAAAACTCTGTTTTACCCGTGTTTTGGCGTTCACCTGCTAGCACTAAGACCAAAGGCGATGTGCGCCCAAAAATGCTTGCAATCATACCAACGCCCCAATGCGTTAAGTATTTTGATACATTTGGCGTCGGGGTTTCAATGCAGGCGGCTAGTTGCTCGATTAATTCCTGCCCCCTCTGGATGGATTGATTAAGTCTAATAAAATCCTCGAAAGGGTTGTAATAGGTCGTGAGCTCAGAGTAAACTACACGGCAAAAAAACTCAAAGCTTATCTTATTATCTGTAACCTCTGAAAAACGCAAATACATTGTATTTAGGGCCATATCGTCTATAATTTTGGCCCTGTTATTAAATAGCACTGTGCGATCTTCTAAATCATTTGTAATAGTGTTATAGTACAGTTGGTAATTATTGGATAGGTAAAGTTGAACGAGTCCGAGGTTAGTCTGGCCAACCAATGCGAGGTTAACGTTGGCCTCGTATACTGCTGCCGCGGTCTCTGTGGCTTTCTCAATATCCATACCCTGCAGGCGTGCAATTTCAATAACTGACTCCTTAGCGCGCCCTTGTTTCTTTGCCATTTTGGCTATATTCTCAAGCTTAACCGATTGGGCGGATTTTAGTTCAACGCCTGCCTCCTTGGCATAATAGTAAAAAGTCGCTATGGTTACCTTACTTAGGCCCGTATCGCGTAAACAATATGTAAATTGTTTGTCAGCCTTTGCGGGGTCGTATTTATCATTTTGCGCGCATATAGCGTGGAAATGCTCGCGCCCTCGTTCTCCAAACTCGGAAGCCAGTGCAAACCCAATGCTGAGATAATTGCTGTAAACTCCTTGCGTTAAATCATAACCACCCCGACAAATCCTATCTATAAGCTCGTCAAACTCGTTGCCGGTGAGCACAGTGTTAACTACCTTGGGCTTTGCCTCCTTTTTTGGGTATTCTTTAAATACCTTACTCGAGGGGTTAACAAATAGCGCAGGGTCTACTGAAAGGAAACGCAGGCGGCTTACATTTTTACAACTTGCATCTATTAGCTGCCCGTAATTACGAAAATAATAGGTTTTAAGCCCGTTAAACGAATCCAAATGCCTGTCGGCTTCTATTCGTACTATCGCGGCCAAGCCATTGCCTGAAGCGCTCAATAATGCGGCAAAAGTATAGGGGTCTTTGGATAACTCCGCTTTTAATTGCCCGGGATTCTCCACCGCGTCAAAATCTATACAAATAAGCCCTGAGTGCGTTAGTAGGTTTGCATTTTTAACGCTGTCTTTAAAAATTCCGCTTATTGTTACCGCAGGGATCTGTTGCTTAATTTCCGCCTGCTGGTCTTTGGATAGTGCGGCCGAGTTTCTAAACGCCTCGATGCTGTTAATATACGTGCCATTCCTTACAAGCTCCAGATATTCCGTAATGGGTATTACAGTAAATTTGTTGCTCAGTTTGATGTTAGGCAGAAAATTTATTTGCATATCGTAATGGCTAGCGGGTGCTCGGTCAGTGTGCAAAGTAGATCGCCATTAAGTTTAGCGTCTCGTATGTATTCGCCATCCTCGGTATACAGTCCAATCTGTTTAATTAGTATCCCTTCCGGGATGACCTCCACCCAAGCTATTCGGGCGTGGGTCGGTTTGTTGTTTTGTGGTGCCATTTTTTAAAGTTATTTCAATCTGATTTATTAGTGCTTGGAACTCTTCTAAGGTGGTTCCGTTGACCTTGCAAATTTTAAACAGGGGTACAAACTTAGTTTTTTTTCTTTTACTAAAATAATAAATACCCCTGTTAGGGATTATAGCGTAATTACTCAAAGCAGTTTCTCGTTACCATCACCCAATTTAATGAAGCCCGAATCCTTGGTGCTTCCAGTGGCGCGGATAAAATCTATTTCAATCTTTGCGCTGTTGATAATTACTTGCCCGACGTCTGCCATTGCCTTAGCGGTTGCTATGTCGATGTCGCCATCCTTCAGGCGTTCCAGTGTTTCAAAAAGGTGATCCCTTAAGTCGTTAATTTTGTTTCGTGCCATGTTGGTTAATTTTTCTAGTTATTTGTTTTTTTATGTGAATTACTGCCCGCAGCTCAGCGGGTAAATTTTGAATATGATTGCGTCGCATATTCTCTGAGCGGTCGATAAGCTCGAGGTTATCAATGCAAACGTTTAGCCTATTGCGGTCCTTAAATACGACAAACAGCCCTTTTGGTATTTCGCCGTGATGCTGACGCCAAAGAAGCCAATGCACAAACTCAAAGCCTTTATCCGTCTTTTCTACTAGGTAGCCATCCCTGGTACTTCGGTATCCGATTGGCTTGGTATTGTGAGGCAAACCTCCAGCTTTAAACTGAGTCTCTACGCCTCCCATTTGCAATCCTTTTAGCCCCTTATTCCAACTCTTATGCCCTTTTTTAAACTGGGTGGCTATGTTGGTTTCCTTAATTCGACCGCCATAGTTTTGCAAATAGTGCTGAGATTTGGACAGATCCAAACGCTTTGCTTTATTGTAAATCTGCTTAACCGTGCAGTTAAATTGCTTGGCTAGATCCGCTGTAATTGTATCGGCGTAAATTTTGATTAATACCCGGGTTTCTTTTGGTGTCCAGTATTTTCTCATCCTGCAACCTCCCCCAATCTTATTGTAAAATTCTTAACTGGAGCGCCCTCTGCAAAATCCCTTTCTTTGCGCCATCGGTAGCCATCGGTATAACCTTTGGACCGCCAAAACCTCTGAAGCTCTGAGTAGTTAGCAAAGTATAGCACTCGCTCTATAAACGCCTGTTTGTACTTTTTAACCCGTTGCAAATCGTATAGATCGGCGGGATTTTTGGCAATGTCGTAAATTTTACGGCCCTCAAGTTTTGCGGATTTTTGGTAATTTAACAACTTTAAAGTTGCAATTATGTCCTCTTCAGTCTTTTTTGGCTCTGGAAACTCCGCCCCACAGTTAGCACAGATTCGAGCTGAAACGTAAGCTACAAAACCGCAATTTGCACAGTCCTTAACAGGGGCCACGCCTTCGCCTTTCTTTTTAGGATTCTCGAACAGGTGCGCCCAATCGCGCGGCTCCTGCCAGAAACCTAAGCGGGTTACATTCTCGCCAAAGTCTAGGATTGTAAAGGCTGATTTAGTTTGAGTCCTACGCGAGGCTCTGCCCACCATTTGCAACCATAGTGCAACCGACTTAGTGGCGCGATTAACTACCACCACCTCAATATCTGGGCAGTCGAAGCCAGTCGTAGCTATTCCACAGTTAACTAGGATTCCGTTTTTAGATGCGCTAAATTCCGCAATAATCCGCTCGCGTTCCTGTGGGCTTTGCTTTGAGTGCACGCCCCAAACTCTGCCCGGCCCTAATTGCTTTATAAATTCTATGGCTGTGTTGATCGTGGCGCTAATATTAACACAAAATACAATAGCCTTTTTATCGGCCCATTTTTGGCAAAATTCATGCACTACCCCCTCATAAACTTTCGGCTTGTTAAAAGCATCGTCTAGGCTTTGCTCTGTATACTCGCCTCGGGCCGTCGCTAATTTAGAAGTGTCGACTGGGTGCATTGCGTAAGTGTGCGGGGTTGCAAGCCATCCCTGCTCTATCAATGACTCAATCCCCACAGGGCAAACTATTGAGCTATAACTTTCTTTTAGTGGGGGACTGGATACTGGCGTTGCAGTCGCTCCAATTACAAAGCCCTCGAAGCCTTGCAAAACCTTTCGGAAGTTACCAATATGCGCCTCGTCCACTACAAGCAAATCGTACTGGCTCAAATCCAACCCCCGCTTAATTTGGTTATTTAGCGTTTCCACCATCAAAATATCGCAGCTGTTTAGCCGTCCCGCTTGACTCAGCAACTCCCTGCGATGGGTTAGAATTGCAACCCGCTTACCCTTTGCCGCTGCCCTTGCTGCTATGTCCGAAAATATAACAGTCTTGCCCGCTCCAGTAGGTAGGCATAAAATAACGCGCTTACTGCCCGAAGCAAACGCCCTCTGCACTTGGGCCACGCTGTCCACTTGGTAATCCCTAAGCACTTTGCACCTCCATTCCTAAGCCTTCGACCTGCTCAGTAATACAAAGCAACTCCTTAGCCGTGTTATAAATCCGCCTTTCCTCGCGCCTGTATTCCAAGCTATTGCTAAACTGCTTAAAGCTATTAATCGCGGTGCTGTGATCGCGGTGAAGCCTGCGCCCTATTTCGGCATAGTGCAGGGCGTAATCGTGGCGAAGTAGGTAGACGACCAAATGCCTAGCCGTCATAATATCCCCGCGCCTCATTTTGCTGAGCACCTCCGCGGGCGTTACATTGCAAACCATACAGGCCACCTGAAGCACTTTCTCAAATTGCCCCATCTTGGACGTGAACTTAATTTTAGGAGCCAGTATTTCCTTTTTTAGCCCGGCTATTTCTTTCTCGTATTTTGCAACGGTGTAAGCCAGTTTGTTCTCAAGCTCCCGTACTCTTCTGCTGCTCTTCGTGTAGGCTAGTATATAGTCCATCAAATTTCGTCGTTTGTGTGGTGAGTATTCGGTCCCTGCTGCGCATATCGTTCTCGTGAAACCGTATGCGCTCCAAGATTTCCAAGGAAATTAATGACTGTCTGAGTCGTTCCTGTTCCGTTGGGCTCAGTAATGCCCAAACGTATGCTGTAATGCTTTTTTCTTTTTCCATAAATATAGTGTGCTGTTTTGTCGGTGATGTTTAAGCGCTCACCAATGGAGCGCCAAGTAAGGCCGAAGTCATCCCGAAGGATTGCAACGGCCCAGATTAAATTGTAGTTGCTCATTGTTACGGTGATTCATTTATAAGCCTTTCGCCGTTCCAATAAATAACAGTATCCGTAACCCTGTGCTCTGTCGTTTTAAATTTATCATTTTTAAAAGCCCAAACTATTAATATAATTATCATTAATAATAGTATAATTTTTGCCGTCTGTTGTTTATTGTTTGTCATTGCTCACCTCCTTGTATTTTATCACGCATCCATTTTGCACCTCTTTGAAATTCTTCAGCAGGTGATAAATCATCATTATTTTCTTCTAATGATGCGTCCTCTATCTCCTCATCACTTGGTAGTTGGATGGGAATTTGAGATAAAAGTATTTTATCCTCTGAATTATAAGTAAACCTTGCTAAATCTAACATTTTTTTTACTTGTTCTTCTGTGTATAGTTTCATTGCTCACCTCCTCCGTAGGTTTCGTTGTAGTATTGTTCACCAGTTATTGGTAGTGTACTTTCAGGATAATCAATTCCATGAACTGTTCCTTTATTGTATGCAGTTTCAATTCTTTCCTTCTCTATTTCTTTGGCTTCTCTAATTTCTTCTTGATGGTCTATGTAAAAAGTAATTGCTTGTGGTATGCCTAACTTCATTGCTAACTTTCCACATAGAATCCCCACTGCCGTCTGTTGTTTATTGTTTGTCATTGCTCACCTCCTTTTTCTTTGCCCTTTCCTTAGCCTTTCTAAGCCTTGCGTTTTCTCTGCGCTCTGTCTGCTTCGCCTGGAGTGCAAAAAGTTTCTGTAACGCTGCGGCTAGGTCATTCTCAGCAACTAAGCAACGGCGCTGCAACTCCTCGCCCCTGCCTTCCCAAGTCTTTGCTTTGTCAAGCGATCCCAATAACTCCGAGCGCGACGACATTAATTTAATTTCGTAATCTGTAATTAGATTTGATTTCTTGCGTAATTCTCTGCTCAATCCTCGCACCTGAGCGCGGGAAGCATTCAACGCCAATGCAAGCGCAACGGCTGCAATAGTGGCTAGTGTGGTGTAAAGTATCATTTATTTTTAGTTTTTCTTTGGGTTAGCATCTGCGTGTAATCGTCAAAGTGCGGGATAAATTCGTCCTTTTCCCATTGGTAAGGCTTGGCCTCTGGGAGGTTGTTAATGTCGCGCTTGTACTGTTTAAATTTCCAAACGGTGAAACTGACTGCAACGGCTAAAGGGGTTGCTAAAATAAGGTAGATTGCATCCATAGTTTTAAAAATTAAAGGGGGTTAAAAACCCCCGTGAATTGATAAGTAAATACTGCGCTCAATTAATTGATTAACCCAATCTAAATACTCCTGAGTAAATACTTGCTTAGCTGCTGAGTTCATTTTAATTGTTCTTTGGTGACTGCGAATTTTTAAGTTTAATGCTCTAAATTCGTCTCTGTTTTTTCTTGTTTCGTTTGTCATAGTGTGGTTTTTGTATGTGCAAATATAGGCGAGTTTTACACACTACCAAACATTTTTTAAAATATTTTAATTTTTTTTAAAAAAAAAGCCCCGAGCCGAAACCCGAGGCAAACTAAAAAAATTAGCACCACACTAATAAGGTGCAAAAGTATTACAGGGTATCCAGTACCTCGTTAATCCTGCGCAGAGTTGTTAACGTCTTGGGTTCCTTTTTTGCCCAATGGCTTAACACCCCTCTATTTATCCCTGCCATATCGCAAACTTTCGTAAGACTGACCCCTTTACTAACCGCTCGCAGTTTCAATTCCATTACAATATTTCTATTCATTTGCTACAAATTTACAAATAATGTGTTAAATTTGCAACCTTATGAGTTACCACACTAATACTAGCCGCATATCTAAAAGCGGCCTCGACCTAATTAACCGCGCTCCAGCTCATTACTTTGAGCGCTACCTAAACCCAAACGCACCCCCGCAAAAAGAAACGCCCGCCCTGGTCATTGGGTCGGCAGTCCATTGCGCGGTACTGGAGCCCGAAGAGTTTGGCAAACGCTACGCCGTTGGGCCACGCGTTGACCGCCGAACCTCCAAGGGGAAGGCCGAATGGGAAGAGTTCTTAACCCAATCCGCAGGGCTTACTTGCCTCGACTCTGAAACTGCAACCCTATGCGAGCGAATTATGGAAGCCGTGCGCCGTTTTCCTGCTGCTAAATACCTACTCAAAAAAGGCCAGGCAGAGAAAGTAATCGAGTGGACCGATGAAGCTATCGAAGTGGATTGCAAAGCACGCCCCGACTGGCTTACTCCAGATAATATAATCGTAGATCTAAAAACTACCGAGGACGCAAGCCCGCGCGGGTTCGCCCAAAGCGTCCGCAAGTATCGTTACGATGTACAGGCCGCGTTTTATTCTGACGGGCTCGAAGCTGCAACGGGCAAAGAGTGTGAAGGCTTTTTCTTTATAGCCGTTGAGAAATCCCCGCCGTTCCTGTGTGCCGTTTATTTTTTAGGCGCCGACGACCTGCTAGAAGCTAAGCAGAAATACCAAAAAAATCTGCTCACTTATAGGCTGTGCAAAGAGTCTGGCATTTGGTCGGGCTATTCTGAAATCGTAACAAAATTAGAAATATGGAAACCGTAAATAACACCACCGAACTAACCACCATTGAGCCAAACAACGGCGCAATCTTCGCCCCGGCGCAGTTTGAACACGCCCAGCGTATCGCAAAAGTCCTATCATCTAGCGACCTAGTACCAACCCAGTATAAAAACAACGTGGCCAACACGCTCGTTGCCCTAGAAATGGCTAACCGTATGGGCGCTAGTCCGCTTATGGTGATGCAAAATTTACACATCATTCATGGCCGCCCATCTTGGGGCTCTAGTTTTATTATTGCCTCATTGAACAGCTGCGGCCGCTTCACTACCCTCCGTTTCCAAGGCGACGCTGATAAGTGCAAAGCAGTAGCAACAGACAAAGCAACGGGCGAAGTGTTAGAAGGCCCCACAGTGTCTTTAGCTATGGCAAAGGCAGAAGGATGGCTAACCAAGACAGGCAGCAAGTGGATTACAATGCCTGAGCTTATGCTAAAATACAGGGCCGCTGCTTTCTTTGGCAGGCTTTACGCCCCCGAGGTATTAATGGGCATGCAAACGAGCGAGGAAGTGATAGACATAACGCCTATGCAACCCGCTAGCGTGGATGCAATCAATGCCAAGATTAATCCAAAAGGTTAACTAAGTCCTTGCTTTCTATCAAAGTATAACTAAAGCGGTTGCCATGCAAGGCGGCCGCTTTTTTTGCTAATAGCATAAACTCGTTAAAATCAGCAACTCGTTTAAAGACTTGGCAGCCGTGGCTCCAGTCGTCAACGCGTGTACTGTCAACTCCAGCCTTATGTATATTAATACCAAAAACGCCTGTTTCTGTTTTATCTGTTTGATATATTCCATCCTTTGTAAAATCGCGGTACACTGTTACAGGTGCAACTTGGCGCAGCGCCTCATACTTTCCCTGGTGCAAGCCGATGGCGTGGCTACCTCTGTACTGGTTGCAAACTAGGCGCGCAGTACCGCCGCCGTTATCCGTTGTAATTGGATATTCTTTGATCACCCAAGCCCCGGCAACTTGGTAAGCAACTACAAGCTTATCGTCAAAAGCGTTAGTAACTTTCGAGCCTGTGGAACTGTTGCGGATCCCTATAATATTTAAATTGTATTCGCCGCCCTCAAAGAAAGCGTATTTCTTAGCGGCCATCGTGGCCTTTAATGTTTGTATGTTCATAGTATAGCAAAAATAATACTTAGCAATGAAATGCCAAGCGTTAAGCGTTTCCACTTAGTTACCGCCTTATCGGTTGCCTGTATGCGATCTAAAAGCTTTGCCTCAATCTTGCTCTGCTGCGCAATGACTGCGCTATCGACTTTCCGAAACTCCCTGCACAGTGCTAAGTTTTCCCGCGCCTCTGCTCCTTTAATTAAATACAAATTACTTGCCGAGACTATCGAGCTGTCGGTGCATTGCGATAAGGCGACGCGTGGCGCTGCAGCTAGTATCGCCAGTAAGAGTAAGGTAAAGCGTGTCATATTTCTGAGTTATTATAGTCTGCGTATCGTGCAAGGTTTTGTACTTAAGCCGTATCTGTCGGAGCGTGTCGTGCATTAACACAACCTCCTTATCTATCTGAACGATTTTAACGGGCTTCTCAGGCACTTTCGTTATAGTGTACAGGCAAACTGCTAACACAATTAAACAGACAGCCCAGAAGCCCCCGTTTTTCATTCGTCGTTTTTCTTTCCGCTAAACTTATCTACACTTGTAAAGCCAAGCGTTAAAATAGTTACCCATTCAACTGCCGCCACTAATTCCGCACTCGGTGCAATGTCCTGCGGGCTCATTGAGTTATGTGCCATAGTGCCAAACAAAACAAACGCGCCGATAATTCCGACGAACCGCTTACTGGATAGTTGGCCGTTGTCTCCTTTAAATATTTCCATTAATTTTTTCATATCACCCCTGCCCAACACTGGGCTTTTTAGATTTGTGTTTATTGATGTGCTTTGTATGCCTGCGCAGTTTACGCTTAGGCTTTGGCTGCCAACTGGATGCGGTGGGTTTGCTTGCCTTTGCCATTATTTCAACCCGTTAAGCCTAAGCATGTTATTAATGCTGATTGTATCCATGTCGGCCATCGCAGTATCGACTCCTAAAAACATCATTGTAACGGCGTACTTTTTAACCTTCGCCTGGGCCTTCAATGTCTGAGCTTCTGCTGCTACAACCGCCTGCTTTAATTCTGCTTTCTCTTCAACCTTCTTTTCAACTAATTCCGCGCTCATTGTCTGCGCTAACTTGGTAGCCTGCCCGGCTGTTTGCAAATTAGCTTCGACCTTCTTTAGCATCGCCTCCACTTCATCGTAAGGCGGTTGCTGAACTGCTTGAATAGGTATGCAAATCCACCCTAAGAAAAGCACAGTTAAGAAAATTAAAGCAAAGTTTCTCATAGCTTATTCATTGTATTCATGATTCGTATTTCAGTGATGGCGGCAGCCAGTGCACTGTCGGATTTCTTTAATGCGTAGCTCAGGCGATCTATCTTAATATCTAGAGCATCTATTTTCTGGTTGCTCTTTTCAATCTGTTCTTTGTACCCCGACCTAAGGTCAACATACAAATAACTAACAGCCAAAAGCATACAAAAAGCCACGGCAGCAACTGGGTTTTTACGAAATTGCTCAAAGCTAACAGGGATTGGCGAGGGGGTTTTCTTTATGGCGGTCATTGCCTACAAAACGATTAAATGGTTATTTGTTCCACATTCTCCGCACCATAAATGGCTACCAATGCATCGTACACGGCATTCACCAACAATGATTCTGCGGGGATTGTTTCGTACGCCACAACCGATAATTCAAGGTTGGAAAAAGTAGTGTTAAAATCCTCAATCCCTTGAATCGGGGCTTTGCCTTCTGCCAATGCTTGAACACTTGCAAACACAAATGTTGCTATTTGAGCGGGAATGATTCCGTCTTTTTGACTTTTTACATCAGCGTAACCTTCTGCGATTACTACTACTGAACCCGATGGGATTGATAAACCGCTTGTAAGGTTTACGGGGCTTAAAATTTTTATTGCTTGCATAATTTTTCTATTTTGTATTTGTTCTTAAAAGTATTGTTTAGGTATCCGTGTATTGTGCCAATTGCAAGACCCAAATCTTTTGATGCTTCGGTTAGTGAAGAATAAGTTTTTCCATTTGTCCCACAATAAATTTGAATTCTATTTTTTGCGGGTTTTCCCTTCATCGCAATACTGTGATTTGGCTTTGGAACTCCTTTTCGACTTAACGACATTTTCAATCGTGTACTTTCGCTAATAAGTTCTTTTTTGAAACCACAGATTCCCATTCCACCAAGTGTTTTATTCACCAAAGTTCCGCCATCAATCTCGCGTTTGTACAAAGCAATTAATTCTTTTTCTTTTTGCAATGCCTCATTCCTATTCAAATCATCAAAAAGTATTTCAACCCTATATTTGGTTTTAGCCACAACTTCACTCCATTCTTTTGTACGAAGCGATTTCCTAAATGGTCGTTTATTATCCGAACTCATACTAATGTAAAATGGTTGATTTGTGTCTAATCTGATATGTCTATAAATGTATGCCATACTCAAAGATACGCATTAATTGCTTTCAGTTTTGAATTGCTTTCATATATTTACAAAATTAGAATAAATCGTTCCAAGTGCTACCATTGTAGCATTGTAATTTGTTAGTTGTGGAATCGTACAAAACCAATCCCGTGGCAGGTGATGAGATGGCGT